TTAGCAGGTTCTATTGCAGATAGTAAACTTAGTACAATATCAACAGCCAACAAAATATCACTGACTGCATTGGATATAGATGGTGGTACAGATATAGGTGAAGCAGTTGCTGATGCAGACTTGTTTATTGTTGATAATGGTGCAGGTGGTACAAATAGAAAAGTAACAGCTTCTGCACTTAAAACATATGCAAGTGGTAGTGGAGCAACAAAAGGCTTTGCAACAGCTATGGCAATAGCATTATAAAAGGAAAAAGAAATGGCACAAGACTTTGAAAGAACCCTTACAGCTAACATAGATACTGCTCTTGCAGATATAAGAGCTACATCAAATAGTGATGATGCAATAGTTGGTATAAGGATGGCTAACATACATACATCACAGATAACTGTAGACGTAGCTATTACTGACAATAGTGATAACGTAACAGCTTACCTCATTAAATCTGCACCTATACCTGTTGGTGGTGCATTAGAGTTAATAGATGGTGGTTCAAAGATAATACTACAATCAGGTGATAAACTAAGAGCAAAGTCAAGTGTAGCAAATTCTCTTGATGTTGTTGTCTCAGCAGTTGATACTATTAGTGAATAGGAGATAGAATGGCATACTTAGGAAATGTTGTACCTGCTAACTTCCAAGCACCACCTGCTGTCGTAAGATTCAATGGTGATGGTTCTGATACAACCTTTGCACTAGGAAGAACAGTAGGTTCAGTACAAGAGATACTTGTAAGTGTTGATGGTGTTGTTCAAGATAGTGCAGCTTACACTGTACCTGATGGTTCTACGTTAACATTCACAGCAGCACCCTCAAGTGGTACAGGCAATATCTTTGTATACTTTCTTGAGTTATCAGCAGGAAGTGTAACACCTGCAGCAGAGTTCAAAGGTAACTTCAAAGGTGGTGGGTTGTTTAGAACTAATGCACAGAATTTAACTGCTGACATAACTATACTAGCCACAGAAAATGCACAGGTTACTGGAGACTTTACAGTAGATAGTGGTGTTACATTGACAGTAAATAGTGGTGGAAGGTTGGTGATATCGTGAGTACAATTAAAGTAGACACATATCTAACTCGTGGTGGTGCATCAGAGATAGCTATAGATAAACTAAAGGGTGTAACTGCTGCAGGTTCAATGCTTGTGGTAGGAGAAGGTGGAACAAACACTACTAACCTACAGCAAGGACTACTTAAAACTTGGATAAATTTTAATGGCACAAGTACTATAGCGACTAGAGTATCAAATAATGTAGCTAGTATAACTGACAATGGTACAGGAGACTATACTGTTACTTTTACAGTTGCATTTGGTGGAAATCATTACACATTTTCTGGTGGGTTAAGTAGCACATCAGACAGAGCTATATTAATATTAGACAATGGTGTTAATTTAGATGCTGCATCAGCTAGACTTCAGACTATATATGATGGTGATACAAAAATAGATTGTGGAGTAGCTACTATACAATTTGCAGGAGACCTAGCATGAGTACAGTAATCCTAGACACAATCACAGGCAAGTCCACTGCAACAACCATAACCATTGGCTCAACACCTGTAGTTAGTGCAAGTGCAAACTCTATGACTATTAGAGGTGAGGGTTCAGCACAGACAAGTATTCAGCAAGGGTTGTTAAAAGCATGGATTCACGCTCATGAGCATGATGCACAAGATTCTTTTAATATAGCTTCACAAACTGATACTAGTACTGGTGATTATACATTTACGCATACAAATAATTTTAGTAATGTAAGTCACTGTCCTGCTTCTTCTAATCAAGGAACAAGAAATGCACGAGGTATTTATGTAGGCAACCTTACTACAAGTACCTTTAGAGTAAATTTAGCAAATAGTAGTGGCTCTGTTGCAGATTATGATACATCTACAGTAATATCAGGAGACTTAGCATAATGGCAAACGGAACAATAGCATTTGATACATTACAGACAAGTGGACAGATAAGTGGAACAGCTAAGTCTGTGGATACAGATTATGTTGTGAATGGTAGTGCTAAGGCATGGTCATTGACAGCATCTGATGCCAGTCTTGATGATAGCTTTAATTTTGGTTCAGGTACGGATAATGGAACAGGAGATTATACTGTAGCTTTTTCAAGTAACATGAGTAACGCAACTTATGCTGTACCTGCTACTATGGCTGAAGATGCTAGTGTTTTTACTATAAATAAAGCAAGAGCCACAAGCTCAGTAAGAATGTTTAATGTAAGACATGATAACGTATCATCAGATAAAAAACAGTGTTACGCAGTACACGGAGACCTCGCATGACAATAGAAACACCAGAATTTCAAGGCACACATCTTTGGGATAGACTGTGTTGGGCAAAAGAAAAGCTAGAGCCTTACAGAACAGAATACTGTGTCGTATGGGAAGACCCAGAGACACCTGATGAACCTGCAAAGATTACACATCCTGACCCTAATTGGATGGCTTGTGCATTAAAGGGTGGCATACTTCCCCCTGTAGAAGCCTATTGGGAACTTAAGAAGGATGAAGAGAAGCCTGACTTTGTAAAGCATACAAGAGGTTACTTGTTACACAACACTAAACCTATTGAAGCTATGACAGAAGAAAGAGCAATAGAATATCTTATTATGAAAGACTTACCGAGACATGTATGGCAAGACTACGACAAAGCCAACAAACCTCGTATGCTCATTTGTACTAAGTCACAGTTACCAAGCACTAGAGTGTGGCGAAATGCTTGGAAGATTAATGAAGAACTAACCACGCATAATGAAGAAGCTGCTTAAAGGAGAAACCAATGGCAACAACAAACATCGTAGACAAAGATGGTAACAGTATATCTGCTTCAGATGCTACTGTTCCTTCAGACAGGCACTTCAGAGGTGCATGGTCATTATCAGGTACAACCATAACAGAAGATTTGGCTGTAGCTAAAACTATATTCAAGGATAAGGTAAGGGAAGTAAGAGGTCCTTTATTGGAAGCTGAAGATGTAGTTTATATGAAAGCAATGGAAGCTGACGATTCATCTGCTAAAGCTGCAAGTGTAACTAAGAAGACTAATCTTAGAAATGCTCCTGCTGCAAGTGCAATCACAAGTGCTTCAAGTATATCTGCATTAAAAGCAGCTTGGGATGCTGACTTATTAGGCGATAGTCCATACGCATAGGGAGTAGCTAATGGCTTTAACCAAAGTACAAGCAGAAGGTGTGAACCTAGCAGATAACTTTGCATTTACTGGAACTGTAAGTGGTGCAGGTACTAAAATACTTTTGAGAGATATAACTATTTCAAGTGCGACTAGTTCTGTTGAATTTGTGCATGGTTCAAATGGTGTAGTTTTAGATTCTACTTATTCAAGGTATGAAATAACTCTAGATAGTGTTATACCCGCAACTAATGCTTCTGAACTCCGTGTTTTTCTAAGTAGTAATAGTGGCAGTAGTTATTTTGGAAATAGTGCTTATAACTGTACATTTCGTAGACATTATAGTAACGGAAGTTCTACTGGAGTAGATGCTGTCTATGCAAATGATATGGTATTAAAACACGACGATAACATTTCAAATACGGCTAATCAAGGTGGTGTAACTGGAACTATTATTGCTGATAACTTAGGAACGGCACATAGGACAGTATTTAATGGTAATTTCTTTTCGTACGGTGCAGGTAATTATTACTTACATACAAACTGCATTGGTGCATATGAATCTAATAGTACTACAATTAATGCTATAAAAGTAGCTTGGTCAAGTGGTGATATAGCTAGTGGCAGATTTAAATTGTATGGAGTTGTGTAATGACAAACAGAACAAAAAATGTAAATGGAATTGAAATACAACTTACAGACGAAGAACAATCACAGTTAGAGGCTAAAGAAAAAGCATGGTTAGACGAAGCACCTACTAGACGTATGGCAGACCTACGAAGACAAAGAGATGCACTACTAGCTGAAACAGATTACATGGGTAACTCTGATGTAACAATGAGTGATGCTTGGACTACATACAGACAAGCCTTGAGAGATATAACAAGTCAAACACCTAGTGATGATGCTCTAAGCAATATTACATTTCCAACGAAACCAAGTTAAGGAGTAACGAATGGCATACATAGGCAAATCTCCTTCACAGGGAGTACGTAACAGATTCCAATACCAAGCTACAGCAGGGCAAACATCCTTCAGTGGTTCTGATGCAAACTCATTGACACTTACCTACACAGATAGTTTGTACCTAGACGTATATCAGAATGGTATATTGCTTGTTCCGGGAGATGACTACACAGCAACTACAGGCACAACTGTGGTGCTTGTACAGGGTGCATCACTTAATGACATCATTGAGATGGTAGCCTATGATGTGTTCTCAGTTAACGAGACATACACTAAGACTGAATCAGATAACAGATACCCATTCAAAGGTAACAACTCAATCATCAGATTAAATGGACAGACAATCAGTGCAGACATTACAATAGATAGTGATGAGAATGGTGTATCAGGTGGTCCTATAACGCAAAGTGCAACAGTCACTGTTAATGGATATTGGAGTATAGTATGAGTTCACAATTAAATGTAGACAC